GCAGAAAGCTGGTCGATAATTTCCATCGGGTCCATGTTTTGCTGTATTGCAGTAAAAATAACCGAGCTTGCTAAGTTTCTACCAGTCTCTGGGTTGCCTGTTATCTTCTGAAAATATGCAACCACAGCATCATTAATCATCGGGCTGGTGTTATTTTTAGGCTCGTAGAAGTTGTTAAAGTAGTCAGTGGTGCTACCTGTATTTTGTTGTTGCCCTGGTAAGTTTCCGTTAATTGCCATGTCTTATCCTATAAATCAATTCTGCCTGTCTTGTATCTAGCTTTTTGCAAGCCTTCTTCAAGAGATGCGCTTGTAGGTGCAAACACTGTGCTAAAAGGATTTTGCCCTTGCAGTATGCCGTTACCGATTCTGCTTAAATCAACGCCAGGTGTTTGTTTAATTTGTATGTCAGAGCCTGTTAAGATATTTACAATGTTTACACCACCGTGAATAACTGCCGCTAAGTCACCGTTCTCGATATTTTTAAGTATGTTTTCACCTGTACTGATAACAGAACCTGCATTTCGCAATGAGCTTGGTGTATCGTCGTAGTGTACTTGGTCAAAGCCTAATACAGTGCCTTGGTCAACAGGGCCGCTATCGTATAATACTGCTTCGTAGTTCACTGTTAAGCTATGTTCAATAGGCGCATATTCGCCTGCGGTATGCTCGCCATGTTGAAAGGATGTGATAATAGGGCGGATAAGCGTGTATGAACTAAAGCGTTTTTGGTGCAAGCTGTAAATTCTAATAGAATTTAAGTAAGGCTGGTTGTCGTTATCTTTCTTTGGACTATAGCCCCAGTCTTGAATCTGTCTTTTTTTGTATTTACTATCAGCTTGATAGTTGCTCATCTCATTGTAATCACTGTCGCGATAGTAGTGTGTAAAGTAATCGTACCAGAAATTGCGCACTACGTTTGCACTATCGTCGTGGAATTTTATTGTCACCGGGTCGTATGTTATTTTTTCTTGTTGTATCGACTTGCGGTTATAGGAGTTATAAATTTTATTCTGAACAGTGTACTTAGGCAAACTAACAGCTTTTGCCATTAAGCCTGTTTCTATCTGTGCAAGTGTATCAAGACTTGACAATGTAGTGTTTACGTCAATAAACACGTGGTACAGTGTTCCTAATTTAGGCGATAGTCTGTATAAGCTATCAACAAAGGTTCGTGCCGCATGCTGGTAGTCGCGGACGTTTTGTTGTGGGGCTATGGTTTGTAGTATATCACCAAATATTGTATTTTGTGCCATGGGTTATTCCAGTTATACAGTATTTATGCCAAAAAAATAGCCCGATTTTACTCGGGCTAAAGGTTGAATAATTGTTGTTATTATCCTGTTACTACTGTACCTAATGTTCTTGTTACCGCAGTACCAATACCAGTACCTAGTGGTGTTTGGATAGCGTTATCGTAACGGATAGTTAAGGCAATTGTCATAGGCTCGTTTGTTGCGTAGTTGTTATCACCGTAATCAGTTGTTGATAGGTAGCAACCTTGCATTTCCCAAGTTTCAAGAATGTTAGGAGTGTTTACACCGTTACCACCGTCTAAAATTTCTAATAGAGTAGTAAATTTGTAATCAATACCTGAACTTGCTGAACTTTGTTCAAAGAAGTCAAATTGTTTTTGCATTTGCTCGCCAACACGTTTAGTAACTTCACCGCTGGCATCATCACGTAGGTTACACGTAACTTCTGCCCAGGTTGGTTTACCAGCTAAGTATGCTCGGCTGTTATAAGTGTGCAACTCAATTGGGTCGAAGCTTACACTTGGTCGTTTAAAATCAACTACTTGTTTAGTCAACTCAGTTGTAGGTTGTGTAACACCAAAATTTAAGAAAGTAACGCGGAAACGAAACTTTAATTTTGGCATCAACAGACCTTGTGAGCTTGAGCTTTGGTTAGTTGATAACGGTACTGTAATTCCTTTATGCTTTAAAGTATTTATCTTTTCTTGTCTCATAAAACGGGAGCCTCAACTCCCGTTATATACGCATATTAACTAATTGTTAATGATGCTCCAGTATTTTGTAAACGTACTGGGATATAGATAAACTCAATTGCTTTCACTGGTTGTATCGCAATATCAACCCACAACTCGTTAGCATCAATACGTGCTGGTGTGTTGTTTGTTGTGTCACATACCACCAAGTAATCGTATACACCACGTTTAGCAACTAAGTCGTTAAACACTGCATCAAACGATGCTTTAACTTGGTTACGTGTAATAGTATCGTTAGGTTCAAAGATGAACGGTGCCGCTACTTTCGCTAATGTATTTCTTAAGTACACTACCAAACGTGCTACGTTGATTCTATCCATTGCGCTTGTTTGTGCTGAACGTGTTTTTTGTCCGTATGCAACTAAACCAACACCTGGTAATACTGTAATTGGGTTAACGTTGTTTCTGTATAACACATCACGTAGGCCAGCTGTTACACCAATGCTCACATAGTTGTTATCATCGTTGCGGTCAACATAACCAATGCTTGATACGTTGTCAATTAAACCACGACGTACACCAGCTGGAGCAAACCATGGATAGCTAACTGCATCACTGCGAATCATCGCACGTAACATCATGTGGCTCGGTGGAACAACTACGCTTGAGCCATCTAAGTTTGTTGCTAAACCACTTGGGTAGTAAACACCTAAGTATTCACTGCGGCTTACTAAGCCTTCAGGGCCGTTGTCTGCCGCTAAACCTGCGTTAGTTGCCCAGTTTTCAATATTTGTGCTATCTGAGTTCAAGTCTAACGGACTGTCACCGATAATGAACGCTGTATTTAAACGGTCATTGTTTAGTGTAATCATGTCGCTAATCAATTCAGGGTAACCTGGAGTACAGATTAAGTTGAACTGTGTTTGTTCTTCACGTAATGTAGTGCTTGATGCAATTGCTGATTTCATTGCACGAGTAACCACTGAACGTTGTGCTTTGTATCCAAAGTACGGTACGCCTGTTGTTGGGTCTTCGCCGCTGTATGTAACCCACGCATCTGCTTCTGTTGCGTTTAGGAATGATAATTGGTCAGCTGTAAAGTAATCTGGTTTAAAGCGTTTAACGTTAAAGCCACTTCTACGTGTGTTGAACAATAATGTACCACGTGCGTATAGTTGGTAGTCAGGTGCGTCAGCATCTAAGTAGTCGCTTGTCAACATATCCGCAGTTGACGGAATTGAACCTGTAATAACATCTACGTTACCTGTTGCTGACCAACGTGCGTCTGCAAACACAATACCGTTAACATCAACGTCGTCTGTGTTGTCAATTAAGTCCCATGTTAAACCGTTGTAACGTGATAGAACTGGGTAGTTAGCTAAGTCGCTAGTATCAATCCACAAGTCACCTGGTACCAATTGGCTTGTACCGTTGCTTTGTGTTAGAGGACGGCTAGCACTGAAGATAACACCGTTATCATCAGTTGAGTTTAACGCATAACCACGTGCATCGTTACTTACGTTTCTGTAACCTTTCCAACCTGCACCGTCATTAATCATAATGTCAGCTTCTGTTGCTTCGCTGTAGTACCACAATGTATTTTCGCTTGGGTTGCTGAACGGAGCAGTGTCACCGTAAACGTATGTCAATTGTGCCCATGGGCTAGCTAGGTAAACCACGTTGCTTTCAATTTCTTGTACGTTTGAATCGTTAAACAATCCAGCAGTGTCAAGTGGTGTACCAACTAATTGTGTAACTTGGATAGTACCGCCTGCTAAGTGACGTAGGTAAATTGCACCACTTGAGTTAAAGCCAGCAGTGATATTTGGTAAGCCTGCGCTTAAAATATCTGCTACCAATGAACTTGCAGTAGTACCTGACAATGTAACTGTAGCATCAGCTAATGTTGAGCTACCTGGCACGCTTACGTCTAAACGGAAGCTATTACCAGCTGTATATGTTGCTGAACCACCTGCTACTGTACCTGTAATTGTTAAGATACCAGCTACGTTTTTAATGAACGGAGTGAATGTTGTTGTGTTATCACTTAAAGTATCGTATTTAATGTACAATGTGCCTGCATCTAAACCTGCACCACCACCTAACGGGTCTAATGCACGAATTGCTGACCAGTCGTTTAAGTATAAAGGTGCGCTTAATAATGCAAAGCTATCTAAGTTTGCATCGTATTGTTTAAGACCCCAGCTCGCGCCGTTACCTGTACCAGTTGTTTTTAACCAGATAGAACCTGTAGGACGAGGTGTCACGTCTGATGCTCTCCATGCTGGAGGTGCAGTGTAACCGCTAAATTGTACTGTAGGACCACTGTATGTGTATGTGTTGCCACCGTTTGACACTGTAGCTACGTCAATATCTAAAATACCTACGTTAGCCGCAAAGTCTAATGAACCGTATACTGTACCTACTGTAATTTCTAATGTGTCCGGTGATGCTGTTACTGTATCAATTGTACCTGATGCGTTACCAGCCGCGTTGCTGAACAAGATAGTTTCGCTTGTTGCGAAAATTTCAAGTTGACCAGTTGAGTTAGCTCTTGCAGAAATACCGTTAATAGATGCGCTGTTAATTGCAGTAACCACTGATGAAAGTGATGTGCTACCTACTGTTACTAAGTTACCGTTAATTGCAATTTTTGCACCTGAGTCAACCGTTGGGTTTGCTACGCCGCCGATTACTGCTGGTACGTATGCTTTCCAACCATCGCTACCAACTAGTGCCCATGAGTTATCATAGCCTTTGTAGTAGATAGGGTTTGCACTGCTTGTTGCCACTACTGCGTAGTCGCCGATAGCACCAAACGAATCGCTTGGTACACCGTTTGTTAGGTTTGATGTATCTGTAATCACAGTTGGTGATTGAATTGCAAAACCAGTTTCAAGTGACCATTCATACACACCGAAGTTTGTACCGTTAGTTGATGTATCTAACCAATATGTACCGTCTGCTGGTGTGCCTGTTGGGCGAGTGCTTGTACCTTCTAGTTCTGCTAAGTTAACATTTGCACGTTGCACATAGATTGTGTTTGTTACGCCTAGTGCGCTGTATGCCGCTAACAATCCGTATTCGTTTAATTGGCTGTCATGCACAGGGTTACCTGACGCATCTAGCTCGAAAGTAGGGTTGCCAAATAAGTTAACTAAGTCACGTTGACTAGTAACTGTTATAATTTTTTCTGTGTTAGCAAGTGTTGTTCCGTTAGCAAGTGTATTGCTAGGTGTTAGTTTATCTTGTTCTGTTGCAACTAAGATAAACGGAACTGTACCGGCTTGAGTAGATGTGTATTGGCTTTGGTCAATTATGGTAACTGATGCGCCTGGTGATGTTAATGCCGCCATGTTTTGTATTCCTCTGAATTAATACCGCTTTAAACTATTTAGTTTTTTTAGTTTAAAAGACGGCTCTTAAGTGCCCTTTAAAAGGTTTAAGCTAAATATGGGTATGGAACATCGATTATTATGCAGTGTATGCGGGCAAAAGCCGGTTGCAGTTAACTACAAACGTGGAGACAAGGTCTACTACAGGACTAGGTGTGATGGCTGTATAAGAAAGAAACGCAAGCTACCAGCGGCTATACCAGGCTGGTATACTGCAAAGTACAGAAAAAAGCCACACTGCGAAAAATGTGGCTTTAAGGCAAAGCTGAAAGAACAGCTATTTGTTTTTTACGTTGACGGTAATCTAAACAACAATGACCACATCAATTTAAAAACAGTTTGCGCTAACTGTCAGTATGAGGTTGCTAAGGCTGGATGGGCTCGGGGAGTGTTAGTCCCTGATTTTTAAATATTGTTCGCATTAAAATGTCAACGTTTTTATGCAAACGATTTAAGTCGCCATTGTTGTCAATTGTGTAATCGCACATCCATTGCTCAATACTCATACTGCTACTGTCTTCAGGTGGAAGGTGGTCTGTTCTGTCAACCCAGATAGCATAGTCAAATATTTCTTCATTTTGCATCGCAAAAAATTCATGTCTGTTACGCAAACCACAATAGATATCATTTTCTGCAAACAGGTTCCTTCCTAATTTTGCTAAATCATCCTTGCAGTAACCGTGAATCATATCAAACCATTCTGAGCGATGGTTATGACGGTCGTTAAAACATTCGTCTTCGTCTTTGTATCCATACTTGTCTTTTAATTCGTCAAATATAAACAGTTCAGAGCAAAACTTCGAGCTTGATTGGAAGGTGTATCCGTAGTTGTGTAGTAATTCGCAGACCGTGTCTTTGCCGTGTCTTCCGTGACCTACGATTAATAGTTTAGGTAATGCCATTTGATAACTCCGATAGATAAGTTATTTTAAACTAAACTTATCCCGGAGTCAATGACTTTTTCGAGCAGGTTAACCAGTTATCCAGGTTAACGGCATACCGCCGTCTGCATAGTTTTTAATTTGCTCATCTAATTCTTTAAGCAATTCTGCGCCTTCTGCTTTTAATGCTGTACCGTTAAGCGTTGTACCGCCTTGTGGTCCTGCAATAGATGCAAATTTTTCACGTGCTTGACCGATAGCAATTGATGTTAGTGCATACGCATAATCTTGTATCCACGGAAACACTTGCGGGTCGTTTAATAGCATAATGTCTGGTTTGTAATTGTCAATGTGTAGCATAACGCTTTCTGTTACTGCGTTGCTTGGACTGCTTGGGCTACTTACAAAGGTTGATGCTAATTCAAATCCTGTTACTGCGGTTGCACCCAGGTTAGCTGTATTCAATACTGTAAACACTGTACCTGATGGGTCGCGGGTGACCACTGTGTATGTTCCGTTGTATCCTGATATTGGGCAGTTACTGATACTAATCTCATTGCCTACATCTACCCCTGCCCACGGTGCTCCGCCAGAAATTTGAAATGTAACAGTGCTACCAGGTACTGTGCCGCTTGCTGTTAAACTAACAACACGAAGGGTAGTGCCTGCGCCCTGGAACGGAATTTTACGTGCCAGTGTAAGTTTTTTCGAAACCTTGTTCCAAGTAAAGCTAATATAGCCGCCGAACATACGCATCGCAAGCTCTTGGTATCCTGAGAACAATTCGTAGCTTGCTAGTCCGCCTACTCGACCACCTACTAGCATGTAAGTGTTTAAGTAGCCTGATGCAAATGGCTCGAACTGGCTTGCTGTAGTGCCTGCTGAACTACCAATACCACGACGATAAATTGCTCGTACGTTCATGATTGTGTTAGGCAATATGTATTCTTGTGTTTCAGGGTACAGGTCTAAGAATGCGTAGCTTTCTTCAACGCTGTTAGAACTTTTTTGACGGTAGCGGATAAGTGCTTGCTTGATACCCATGTCGTAATGTTCTTTGTCTGCTTCAACGTCAATCATGCCGTAACCTAAGCGTAGGCGAATGTAATCAATGATTTCGTTTTTTACGCTTGTTACTGCTTCTAATTGTGCTTCAAGATTTGCATCAAACGCAATATGACCTGCGCCCGAGCCAGTATACGGGTCGTATAGGCTTTGTGTTTGCATACTCAAGGTAGCATTTAAAGATGTTGATGTTGATGAAACGTTGGCTGGTAATAATGACATTTAAATTATCCTGTTATCGTGTATTTATCAACAACAGGATAAGTTAATTACTCTTCGGCTAGTATCTTACATAAGTGATTGTTATGCCAGTCTTGGACATAGCGAGCATACTCTTCTTCATTGCGGAGTCGGTAACCAACGATAGTGTCTGTAGCCCAATCGTGGTTTAAGTCGCTTAATATTTCGTATACGAATCTCTTGTTAAAAACGTAACGCTTAACTATTTTGTATTTTAATACAGATTTCCACGGTGTTGGTTCAGTGTTTCGTGCTACTGGGATGCCAGCATGATATTCATGTTGTCCGATGTAGGTTACTATATCACCTACTTCATACCAGGTCTGCGGGCCTGTGTCAGTTGCCTTGTTATATAATTGATACATTTACATCCACTTTAGCGTAAATAATGTCATATCTTTTTCTTCTTTAATAAAGAACACATATCCCATGTGTGCCCATTCACCGGTCAAGTTTTCAACGCACCATTCTTTAACTGTGTCGTATACTATCCGCCCGTCTACGGTAACTATTCGAGCTGGCCATCCCATTGCATTGTACTTGCCTTGGGCAACCAAGCCCTTGGTTGCAGATTCAATAGCATTATCATATAAGGCTTTTGTTGCACTTTCTATAAAATTGCCATCTTCTCTCATTACATCCACTTTAATTTAAAAAGCATAAGGTCTGCATCGTCCTTGAAGAATATCACTGCATAGTGTTTCATCCATCTGCCGTTGACATAACTGTCTTGCCATTCTGGACCTAACGTGTTCTCTAACCACTCACGCACTTCTTCATGCCGTATCCTGTCGCCATCTACTCCGAGTAAAGTAGTATCATACTCAATACCAGGCCATGTAATCTTACGTATCTTAGACTGTGTGATTTGCGTCCGGGCGTACTCGACTGTCTTTTCAGACAGCCGTTGCATTATATACGAAGCACGTTCTTGCTTTTCGGTCATCTTACAACACTTTTAACAATACAGTGTCTTGATTAATGCGACCGTTTAGTTTAGTTTCAATTGATTTAATGTTACCTAAGAATTTACGTAGCTCAACCTTGCTTGCTTTTAGGAATTCTTTTAGTTGCACGTCTGGTTTACGCAATGTCTTCTGTGTGCTTTTGCTTTCGCTAAAACCTACAATGCTTGCGCCTTTAACAGTAAGTGTGCTACCTACAAAGTCTTCTGCTTGGTAACACCCTAATTTACGTGTTTTAACGTTGTAAACATAAAGTGTTTGCGCACCAATGATGTCAACTGGATTAACTGACACTAATTTAAGACCAGGTTCAACTTTTAAGTATTTCAATTTAGCAACCAGCTTTTCTTTTTGTGGTGGTTTGCGAACAGCGGCTTTCTTAGTAGCTTTCTTAACACCGCGGTATTGTTCAATACCAGCCAACACATCAGTTAACCAAGCAATGATACGCTTAAAATCAGCTGGTTTAAGGTAGCTGTAGCCTTCTGTAAGCTGTTCATCTTTACCGCTAAGGGCTAACTGTATCTCTTCTAAACGAGGCGCTAATACGCGCTCAAATTTGCCCAATTGTGCTTGTGGTACGTTGTTTGCTACAAAGAATTCGTATGCTTTAAATTTAGTTGCTTTGCTCAGCA